ATCAGAAGCAGCCATAGGTGGGCGTCTACTCGCAAGCATACCCTCTAAACTATCGCCAAAACGCTTACGCCTACCAGCATTAGAACGCATAATTGGAGCAACAGGCGCAGTACCAGCAGCTTGAATCTGCGGCACAGCCATAGGAGGAGGTAATTGATTCATAGGCTGTTGCGGCATCATAGGATTCGCAGGAATCCCGCCCATAGGTACCATCGGTGCGCCAGTTCTTACGTTCATAAATCAAGCCTCCTAAACAAAACTTAATTCACACACTAACAGTAACTAAAAATTTAATCAATATGCTCATTCTAGGGTACCTGTCAAACCACCAGGGTACCTTGAAAACCCATAGGGTACCTAAAAACTTTTTCTGAGGTAAATGTTGGTGTGGAGCTTAGTAAAAGATTTTTTTGCCCGACAAACAAAAAAAGGGGGGATCGCAAAACCTGCAATCCCCCGATTGGATTTATTTGAAATTGGCTAGGGTACCTTACTTTTGGTTTCTTATCCTATATTGATTTTTCCAATATTCATCATTTCTTTTTATTACATCTCCCAAAGTCGTATCTAATGGAAGCTTGTAAACTTCATCTAATATCTTTTTAAGATTTATTAAATCAGCTAAATCTTGTTCATTAAGATTGTTAGATTTTAAATCTGGCTGTCCCGTTTTTTCATTACATATGGAATATGAAAATTTATATAATGCTTTTATCAGTAAGCCGACTTCATTTTGTTTTAACAAAACTTTTTTCATGCATTCAGTCATCGCAACATTTTCCATAATTCTTTTTTGATACGTCTAGCACTTTCACCGCGCCATGTTCCAGCGTTAGCCAAAAAATAAGTGACTACAGATTTTGCGCTATCTAAACCGTAATTTTCATTAATACTGTTTATTGATTGCATTGCATCCAGATAAGGTACGGCACCAAAATTTACCTTTTTCCAATCAGATTTTATTTCGGCAGCTATTTCATTTATTTGTCTATTTTGCATTTTATTACTTTCTGTTTTTGAAGTTTTAGGTTTAGCAACTACACCGTTTCCGATGTAGATGCCAGTTTGCCAATCGGGTTTAATATTTTGCATTTTGAACTCCGTTTCCATTAGTCCAAGCGACTACACTTAAATCAGTAAATTCTCTTAAACCCTCGCGCCAATCTGTTTCATCATAATCTAACCATTCAGAATTTCGGCCAGTGTTAATATATTCGAGTATTTGTGGAACGGTCATATTTACGACTGATCCGCAAGTAGCATTCCTTAAAATGTAAGTGCTATTATCTGTAGTCATTTTAATATTCCTTTTCTGTTTTTGACTATACTTATTTATACAAAATTTTTTATAGTTAATCAAACAATTTAGAGCCCTAAATATAAATCCTAGAGACGCTAAAAAATTTTTTAAAATGAAAATAAATATAAAAATAAAGATAAAATAAAAACAAAAAAAAAGGGTTTCGGAAATCCCGAAACCCCGAAACCCCGAAACCCGAATTGTTAAGCCGCAATAGGGTTATCAATAACAAAACCCGAATAATCTTTTTTTGCTTTACCTTTAGCATATAAACCGACAACGCAATTTTCCGGATCAAGAAAACGTAGGTCGTTTTTATCGCCATTAATAACTTTTAAACCTAAAAACTTTTTTGGCATATTTTCTTGATTCCTAAAAACAACGGCAATGTTCATTTTCTTTTCTAAAGCAATGTTAACTTGCTTTTGATAAATTGGATTCGCTTCAGAATAGCTAAATGTTAAATGATAATTGTCGGGAATATTTCGCCGGTTAGCAATTTTTGTATAATCATAAAATTGAATATTCGGGAAGTGTTCCATTAATGTTTGATTCCCAATTGTGATATTTTCAAAACGAATATCACTTGTTCCGTTTAATCTAATAGCGGGATAAACTTCCCTTTTGTCGCAATAGTTTGAAAAGCGGGTTAAATCTTTTTTTAGTTGTTCCATGAAACCAGCCCTATCATTTATAAACCATTTAGTTTTTCTTAAACGGCCTTTTTGAACGCTATCCATTTGACCGCGACCAGCTTTATCCAAACAAGGATCATGACATTTTGCAATTTCTGCATTTGCGCACAAATTAAAGCCTAAAGTTTTAAACGGTTTTAAATACATAATCGAGGTTAGATAGCCGCTGTCATTTCCCTTTATTGTTTTAGCGTCTCCACCAGCTCTTATTAAATTTCCTATAAAATTGTATTTCATTTTTTCGCCTATTCTTAATTATTAAACTATAACTATTTATACAATTTTTTTTATATTATGGCAAATTTATTTGCAGATTTTTTTATTCCTGGAAACGCTAAAAAATTTTTAAAAAGCAAGAAAAATATTTAGAGCTCTAACCTTTAAAATAAAAATATCGGATGTTAAAATTTGTCCACACCCCGAAAGACCCCGAAGCCCGAATGATCCCGAATCCCGAAAGCCCCGAATGATCCCGAAAGATCCCGAAGAGTATATTAATAGTAATCCCGAATAGTATTAATCCCGAAGCCCGAAGCATCTCAAAGCACCCCGAATCCCGAACCCCGAACGACCCGAAATTTTCGGAAAGATCTGCGTAAGCAAGGGTGCGTCAAGAAATCCCGTTATTCGACCAGACTTTCGTTATCTACTGTTACTGGGATTTGTTCCAAGTTTTTGGGATTTTCTGTTGGAGTTACGTCTTTCATGCGATTTTTAGCACGATCCATAAATTCCTGTAATTGTTCTACGATTTGATCGCGAGATAGGCTATCGATATTTTCGTGGGTTACATGGCTACGGGCTACCATTAATCCAGTTACTTTTAATCTGAGTTCTTCTGCTTTTATTGCGGCTGAGAAATTTCCGGCTTGCCATGCTTCATCTCTAAGCAATTGCATATCTCTGACAGATTTTGTTACGGACACTCCATATTTACTTTCAAGTTCTTGGCGCATTTCTTCCATGCGTTCTTTGACGGTTGGATTATTTAGAAGCTGTACGGCTCTGACATTTGCGTTTGAATATCCGGCTTCTCTGGCGGCAGCCGTTTGGGTCATATCGCCGTGTAGGTAATTATCTAGGAACTTTTGTTGTTTAGGATTGAGCCTTCTATTACCGTGAACTTTATCTTCTTTTATTCCTACCTTTGGCATGACCTCTTTTACCTTTATTAATGATTTTTGTGACCCCTTTTTATTCTACTAAAAAAGCTATGGATATCAAGTGCTGTTGGGATCTTATTACGTCAGGGGGGATTATATATATCCCCCCCTATAAGGGGGGTGACGCAGTTGACGTAAATTAACACGTTGATTTTGTTTATTTATTCGCGTCAACTCGTTTTTTTGACGTAATTGACGTAAATGACCTAAACTATTGATTTTGCAAGAAAAGCCGTGTCAACGTCAACGGCGTCAACTTTGACGTAAAAAATGTTGACGTAAAAATTATACAAATTTTTTTATATTTTTGCTTGTGTTATGCTGTCTTTAGTATAAACTGGCATTAGTCAAAAACAGGAGACTTATATGACAATAAATGAATTTAAATTAGAGGATGGAAAGCTTCACCTCGTAAGCGAATCTGGATCGGTGGTTACGTTATCCGATAAAGATAAAAATGTTTTGCAAGTTGCTATTGATCATTTCATTGAACATTGCGGTGATCTTATTCAAGGTGGCAATTTAGATGAAGAAACTATGAAAGAAGTTGAGACAGAGAGTTTCTCGGCACAATGGTTGAAAGGTATAGTAGAATGAATTTAGAAATGAAAAACATTCAACACAGTGAGTTCGCTAGTGAGGAAACTTATTGTTATCAGGGATCGGTTTACTTGGATGGTAAACCCTTTGCACTTGTTAAAAATGATGGTCATGGCGGATGTGATTATCAGTACTCACATAATAAATTCAAAGGCGAACCTAAAGAATATCATCAGACCATGAAAAAGGTTAATGAGTATTTCAAGTCACTACCAAACAGAGATGTTGGTAAATATGATTGGGCACCTGAAGGTTTTGATGAAAGCTTTGAAGGTTGGTGTCATGAGCAAGTCACTAATTTCTTAATTAAGAAAGATGTGAAAAGAGCCTTAAAAAAGAACAAGGTTGTTTATCAAAAGAAAGATGACGGCACTATGGGTCTTTTTGATTATAATATTAATGCCAATTCAATCATCATTAAAAACAAAATTCCTGAGTCGGTAATCTTGAATGACTTGCCTATTGATGAGGCGGTCAAGATTTGGAGAGGTCATTTCGGATGACTAGACCAATGAAAGATTTTATCAAAACCAAATTTGGATTGTACGATGAGGACACTCCAATATATGAGGGTTACTATCTCCCAAACAATCGTTGGAACGGATGGTTACAACCATTGGTTGATGAGGAAAATTTTAAGAAAATCATCAAAGATATTTTTCCGACCGATTGGGATGATGATGAAGATAGGTCATATTGGGAAGACTTTAAAAATCAAAAGCCCAACAAACATGGGCTTTATGATGTTTCATGGGGCATCTGTTGGATGTCTGAAGACGATTAAGGAGAGGATATTTTATAATGCCTAATCATTGTTATCAGACTGTTTTCCTGAGAGGAGAACCAAAAGAAATTGACCGTCTTTACGAGGCGGTCAAGGAAGAAAAGTTTTTGAGTGCTGTCATTCCAGAACCAGAAAATATGTTTCATGGTAATTTGGGCGAAGAAGAGCGCAAGATGTGTGAGGAAAAAGGAATTCCGAATTGGTACGATTGGCGTTATGACAATTGGGATACCAAATGGGATATTACCGATGTTGAGATTGTTGAAGAATTACAAGATGACGATCATTATCCAATTCCTGTGAAGTATTTTAAATTCAAATGTTGGACGGCTTGGAGTCCACCGCTTCCTATATGGAGAAAATTACATGAAATGGGCATAGAAGTTTGTGCCGATTACATTGATGAGGGCGGTTGGTTTGAAGGTGAATTTAAGGAAGCTGAAAAGAAAAGTTGGAAGCCTGAAGAGAACCCAAGGTTTGGGGAGATTTATAAGGAATATAACAAGCAATCATTTTCCGTTTACCCAAGTCCTGATGACGGAGACCATTTAGATTACGATCCTGAGTTTGTTGAGTTTTGCTTAGATCACGAAGTTGATGAAAATTACTTTGCAGAATTTGTCAAAAAGAAAGAGGGTTGGAGTTCAGAGGAGGACGAATAATGGGATATAAATTATCTACTGAAGGTCATAAGGGCAAAACGTATAGTATTGCTTTTGACATTTGGTTTGAGATTGACGGGTGTAAAGATCCGTATGGCGAAACCATAACCCCGCAACAATTTAGGGAGGCCATCTTACATAGGGTGGCATCAATGAAAGATTGGGAATTAAAAGCCGGTGAGGCTGTTAATCAATGTGGAGGTGATGCTATTGAAGAAGGAGATGACGATGAGTGAAGTGAAATTAAATTCCAATGAAATTGCTTATCTCATAATGGGGTTAAGATGCGCTGTAGATTATGCGGTTCTTACTCCAGAATCTGTCAAAAATTTACAATCAAAATTAAACAGAGAATTTAGAAAACAATATGAAATTAAGAAATTACAAAATTCTCATATGGAATATGGAGGTGATTATGAGTGAACTTAATAAAATTCACATTATAAATGAGAAGGCTTGGACTCTGACTGAGTGTCAAATGAATGTGCTTCAGGTTGCAATGGATCATATGGTTGACCACATGGAGGATGTTGTAAAAGAATTTCCCGAAGTTGATGTTTACAAAAAGCGTTTATATGAAGCCCGATCAATAAGAAATATGGTGCAACCTTGGTAACGCATAAATCTATAGGCGGACAGAAATGGGCATACTATAATGAGATTGACCCATACGCCGCAGAATGGCTCAGATCGTTAATTCGATCTGGGCATATCGCAGATGGTATAGTGGACGAAAGGAGCATATCAGATGTCCGACCAGATGAACTTCAAGAATTTACTCAATGTCATTTCTTCGCCGGAATTGGAGTCTGGAGTTACGCACTCCGATCAGCCGGATGGGAAGATGACCGACCGGTCTGGACAGGATCTTGTCCGTGCCAGCCTTTCAGCAACGCTGGTAGCAGAAAAGGGGTTACTGACGAGCGGCACCTCTGGCCTCACTGGTTCCACCTCATCGAACAGTGCCGACCTTCAACGGTCTTTGGAGAACAGGTTGCGTCAAAAGACGGCCTCGGTTGGATCGACCTTGTACAAGCTGACATGGAAGGAGCGGACTACGCCATCGGGGCTTTCGATCTCTGCTCTGCGGGCTTCGGTGCGCCGCACATCAGGCAAAGACTTTGGTTCGTGGCCGACACCGACAACCCGAGATCACAAGGGCGGATATCAGGGCGGACGGATTCGAAATGGCAAGATAAGCACGGACACTCTGGACGTAGCGGCTCAACTATCGGGATGGGCGACCCCGACATCGATGACGGGCGGAACGAACATAGCCCCGTCACATCTGAACGGGAAGCACGGTTGGAACACGGGGGCGCAAGCTCAACTGGCCGGATGGCCGACTCCAACACTAGACTCAGCGACAGATCGTTCAAAGAAATACGCACAAGGGGGCACACCTCTGACACTAACGGCTTCGATGGCCGGATGGGCAACTCCGACAACGGCGGATCACAAGGGAGCGGCAAAACCGGAGTCGGTCAAGGAATGGAACAGTCGGGGTCACAATCTACCCGAACAGAGTCAGATTTCGGGATGGCCGACACCGCAAGTAGCGGACGACAATATGAGCCGAGTGAGAGATCCTCAGAAGTTCAGTCAAAGAAGACTGGAGACAGGCCGATCAATGACTCTGGCGGACACGGCGCAAGCACTAGCCGGATGGGCGACACCGAACACGATGGACAGTCTTCCATTACGGAGCAAGGAGGCCATGATCAGGATGCATCAGACAACGAGAAAGAACAGATCGTTTCCGTGCAATCTGAGGGAGCAAGTGTCACCGGACATGATCGAAGCGGTGATGGAGGCGAAAGGGGAAGTGAAGCCCAAACCAGAGCCAATGAGACTAACGGTTTCTGGCGAGATACTGACTGGCTCCTCTGCCGAGATGGAAAGTGGAGGCCAGTTGAACCCAGCACATTCCCGTTGGCTCATGGGGCTACCGCCAGAGTGGGACGGCTCCGCGCCTACGGAAACGCCATCACGGCGCAAGTCGCGCAAGGGTTAATCGAAAGCTATATGGAGGTGAAAGATGCCAAAGTTTAAAGTAACTTTTGTTGATATTTTTGAGGCAGAAGATGAGTCAAAAGCTATTGATGATCTTCGATCTTATCTTAAAGAATGCGTCGAAATGGAAGATGTAACGGCGTTTGGTTTTAAGGAGGAAGAAAAGTGGGAAGAGTGAAATCATGGGTGATGGATCGTGAAGAAAAAGCCGCAGATCGCGGCTCAATGGATCGATATTATGGACGGCAGCCAGAGCCACATATCTGGTTGGATAATATTGGTAGGAGTGTTGTGACTGAAAGCAACATGACTGAAGAAGAAAAGAATGCCTACTGGGAGGGTTGGCGCAATGAGGAAGACAGAAAGGACTGGGGATGAAAAAATGGAGCGCGGTGGATTTAATTTGCAAAAAAGGAAAAAAAGCCGCGCCCCAAAGTTTCAACAATTACGGGGGTAACTGTGTAAGTTGTTTGTAACTGAATTTTATATGTGTTGCAAATTTTTTCTTGCCAGCCAGGACAGCTTATGTCATGTATTCTTTAATAGGAACATCGCCTGTTTCCTATTATTAAACTCAAAATACTGAACTAGACCCTCGATGCTTTTTATTTCTGTTTTTGGCATTGGGGGTTTTTTTATAAAAAAAATTATATTCATTATTGATTGAGTATATAAAATATTTTATTAATTATATCACATCTAGAAAAAAGGAATATTAGATGGCTATTGAAGACGATACTATGTGTATGCACTACACACTTGAAAGGCTTAATGACATTAAGACTGAGACTGATCTGAATGAGTTTAAAGACGAGATCAAACACAATCTTGGTGTTAACGAGCAATGGCGCAAGGATAATCCAGCTTACCTTGATTTGTTAGCGCAAGATGATTTTGATGTTATGAGGGCTATTAGAACAACTAAAGAAAAATATGTTCGAAGGGCTCTTGATAAATCAGATAACATCGGGTCAGCCGCCAAACTATTAGGGTTGAAAAATTATCAGACTCTGCAAAACTGGATGAAAGATTTGGAGATTAGTAAAGATGGATGATGATGGATTTAACACAGTTCATGTGTTCCCGAAACCCGATCACTACCCCGAAAAAAGAGAGTTCCTGGTGGAGATAGAAGGCGTTGTTAGAAAGACTTATCCTATTAAGGCTGAGAGCTCTGCAAAGGCCAGTCAGTTGGCTAAGAGCGAGTTCATAATTGAGTTCGGTGGTGACAGGGATAAGATCTTGATTAACGATGTGTGGAAAAACAAATGATCGAATACTTCACGGCACTTGTCATTGCATATACTTTGCATGGTCACGACATTGAAACAGCCGTATGGTTTGAGAGCGAGAAACATTGTTCGAGAGCTATGGAAAACAGAAGTGCAGATTTTATGTACGACTATTTGTTTGACTTGTATGGCAATGACATTTCGATGGGTTGCTACACAACAGATAAAGTGTCAAAATTAGTTAGGCCGCGAGTTCGGCCTAATTAATTATCTCTCGGCAGCTTATATTTTTTTATAATATTCCGAACAAATGTTTCGGTTGAAAACATAAATTCTGCAATTTTTGGTATTTCCATTTTTCTATTTAAAAAACTATTAATCATTTTTGCATTTTTAGATGAAAGAGGAGGTAAATTTTCTTTTTTATTTTCTTCTTTTTCAGACCAAGTTTTAACTTTAATTTGTCCCCGAAGATGAGGCTTTTCTGATACATCTAGCCTGTTTTGAACGCACCAATTTTTGCTGTAAAGATCCTCGTATCTTATTCGAGCCTCTTCACTTTCGTATATTTTACCTTTAGCTTTAGCTTTCATTATTAAAGTCCGTTTATAATCGCTTGTTCTTGGTGATACAAATCACCACCCATGACCCCGATAAATTGTTTTTTTGATTTGTCTGTTCTCTTATAAGCACCCAGCCTACCATCTTGTAGTAAAGCTGTAACAGTGTTTTTAATTGTAGTTCTGCCATCATCTCTTAAATTTATAGCATTAATATCTGTAGACGGTGCGTTTTGAATTTGAGCCCAAACACCATCAATATTACCATCTTTTGTCATATAATTACCTGCTTCTTCCTGAATACTGATAAAGTTAAATACATATTCAAGTCTATTTCTAACGACTTCAGAACCAATAATACTTCTAATATCTTCACTTCTATCTTCTAGCAGCCCGTTGTTCGAGTTACGAATAAAGTGTCTTATGTCCCGATTAGCAACGCCATTTGACTTAACCACGGCTCCATCAAACACAGCGTTCCTTGTATAAGTAACGCCAAGGTTTTTACATCGTGTCCTGGCTACACCCTCATCGACTTGCCAAACAGCGAAAGCTGACCTGACCCCATCAACAATAGCTGACGTACCTCGAATAAGATTACGAGCTTCTTCTGGTGTTGTGACCGGATCTTTATCTCTAATCTTAGCCATATGGTGGTTAACCATAATCGTAGCCCCTGTTTCTGTAGCCATTTGAGCTAACAAACCCATGAACGCCGCACCAGCCGCCGGATCTGCGTTTACATCTGCGTGTACAAATGAAGCCATAGGATCAATAACAACCAAAGCTAAGTCATCGATATCAAGCATTTCTTCATAAATCTTTTCAAACTCTGGTGATGTAACGTAGGTATTATCCGACTTCATCATGATTGGAAACACACCACCTTCGTTTGGTAAAGGCACAATTAACAAGTCATGCTTGTAGTTTGAACGATTGTTCATAGCATCGAGTCGGCTAACTCTACGATGTAATTCATCTCTATCGTCTTCAGCAGATAAGATAATAGCTGATCCATGATGAGCAACTAATCCACCAAAAGATCTCTGCATGGCTTGACCGGATGCAACTTTCATAGCTAGATCTAACGTCATCATACCTTTACCGCTATCTCCTGCAGCGGCAAAAACACATGGTATTCCTAGCGGTATTGTATCTCCGATTAGAAATTTTTGTTCGGGTGGAGCTCCAGAGAATTGTTCTCCAATTAATAGACTTCTATTCTTGAGTGATAATGTCTTTTTTACTTTGTGATTCGGTGCGTTGAGAAACTTTGATATGTCAAAGCCCTCTTCAATCGCATCAGCCGCATCCCATTTTTTAGGCTTACCCTGTGGTGGCGTGAGCATCGTAACTGATTTTGCGCCTGCGTTGACTCCAAGTTCTTGTATAATCCTTGCTAGTTTTTGCCCTGCTTCATCATTGTCAGGCCATATGATAAGTTCTTTACCGTGCAGTGGAGAGAAGTCGAACTTATCTTTGGTGCGCTGAGACAGCATTCCTGCGCCCCCAATAGTACAAGTTGCCGTGTGTCCTAGTTTGATTAGTTCATCGGCACACTTCTCTCCTTCAACCCATATGACCCGATCCGCTTCTTTGATTTGCGGTAGGTTATAAAGAGGTCTTGTTTCTGGTAATCGAGGAAACTGACGAAATTCTTTTTTCGCGCTACCATCACTATCTTTAACAATTTCTCCAGTTTGATCCCGTTCTATGTATTTTCTGACGGCAACAATTACCTCACCGTCTTCTGATAAATATAAATACTCAGCATCATATGGTGTTGAGTGATCAATAATTCGTTTTGTTTTGATTTGTTGGGTCTGTGGCTCTTCTTGTTTTGGCTTTATTGGATTCATGGGTGGTTCTGTTTGTGGCTTTTCCAACCAAGTAGAAAAGTGATCTGCTACATCTTTTATTTTCCAATTGTATGCCGCCATCAGGATTTTAGTTATGCCCCCGATGCCATCGCCTGTATTAAAGTCCATACCACGCATAAAATCTGGGCTCGATGGATCTATATTTATTTTTAAAGACTGACCGGGCTCTCCGTTTAGAGATCCCAGATAAAATTCATTACGAACAACTTTTCCGTTTGGATAAGCGTTTTTAAGAGACTCTACTTGCACATAAGATGGAACTCTATCCGTTATATCTGCGACTAAATCTCTCTGTCCATTACCATATCTTGTATTGCCAATTACCCTTAATGACATTATATTGTCCTTATATACCTATTTACCTCTTCGGGGGGTAGATCATAGTCCTTTTGCCTACCCCCTGATTTTTTAATTATTCCAACAAGTCTCCCTAAACTCGCAAAACTTACAAAGATAAAAATCTTTTGTTTGAGCTATGCGAGGTAGAATGTCACCTGCCTTTGCCGCAGTCAAGATATTTACAGCCTTGTCACTTGCGGCCTGTGCTAACTCTCGATTGAACGGCACCAACTCGTAATAAATCTCAGATGTGTTCTTGTTTACTACTGTGAACAGCGCAGGATGATCCGTGAGTTCCATGTACGCTTGATATAAAGCGATCTGAGTAGCGTAAACAGGATTTGCCTTGGCTACCCCCATGCGCTGAAAACCTTTCCATTTCTGATCGTTTGCTGACTTGTTTTCCCATAGACATGGATATCCCATATTTACGTTACCACCACAGATCACGCCATCGATGTGTCCTTTGATTTCGTCACCAGCTATGGAGAAACCAAACTGCTTTCCCATTTTATCTTCTGTGCGCAGATCAAACCCTGCATCGCGTAGCCACATTGCAGCGTAATCCTCGATGTAATGACCGAACTCAAATATCCTTAGTGTTCTTGCACTAAAACCTGATCCCTCGTCAGTTGGATAGTTCAAATACCGATATTGTATTTTTCTACTGCACTCTTCACCTATGCTAGATGCGCCTAAATATCTTCTTCTTTCGCGTCTAGTATTCTTTTCTACGATAGCTTTGTCTACTGCTTGCGATACTGCCTCTGCTACGAGATCAGAAGGGGATACTTGTAGAAGGCCAAGAGCCTGTTGACTTATAGTATTTGTCTTCGAGCTTTCCAATTTCTATTTCCTCTGATAGTTTTTCTGCTTCCTGCAAAGCAAATATTAATACATGAACCTGATCTAGTGACAGGTCTGAAAACTTGGTATCCCAACCAAACTTTTCTAATACAAATGACAATTCATTTATTGGTTTTGGTAAATCACTCATTTTCTTACTGCCTTTATTTTTCCTGATTCCATACTTAATTTGTAATCTTCAATTCTTTCTTCTCTTTGCGGAGTATCCCATTCGTGTATTTCTGTTGTAGGAACAACTTTACCGTCTTTTTTAATTAACGTTGTAAGCTCTAAACTGGACGTTCCATCCGTCCAATGCTGTAGAGTACAAATTAATCCATCATTCATTTGTGTTATGAAAGGACCACCCTGTTTTTGTTTTTTACTCATTTTGTTGTTTCCCATTTAAATTTAAGTTGTCCATATACTGGTTGCCACTTTCTCCCTGGACGGTTCTGCCATCCTTTGGAATTAAGTTTTACCTCTCCAACCATTTTCCATCCTGCACCTTTAAGACTCGAACCAGCTTCCGATTGCAGAGTATACGTTATCATTCGTTTACCTCCCATCTGTTGCCAGATTCGCCAACACCTTCCGTATAAAAAGGAACAGGCATTCTTTGGTGCATCGTTCTGCACACATACCCTTATTACTTCCGCCGTAAATCCATCCATCATGCGCCTAGATACTGGGTTACCTACAATCGCAACACCAACCAACTCATCTTCAAATGAAGCACCTATAGCAAACTTTCCGCCCTGTGGTGGTTTGTTGTGACGGTGAAAGTTTCCAACAAACTCACGAGCTTCACGAAGACTAATTGGAACGGGTGTTAAACCTGCACTCATAGCAATCCTTGTTCTTTTCTTCGTGCAATTTCTTCTTCAACGTGCTTAGCAAAGGTTCTTCTACGACTAGATTTGTTTCTGCAACCACCACCGCAATATTTTGCACCAGTACCTTTGTTTTGTGCTTTAAATTCTTTACCGCATTCCAAGCATTTTATTTCTTCAAAATTTTTAAATAAAAATTTTACTCCATCAGTTGCCAACAAATCTTTTAGTTTGCTCTTGTCATAATCATGACGAAAAAAAATTGTGTAACCTAATTTATCCCTAACTTGTTTAGTATATTGTCTTTTCATTTTTTCCTCCTTAAATGCATAGCGAGATCAGATAATAGATATGGAAACTCATCTGGGTGTATCTCAGCTATAAGCTTTCCGTTATACCAAATTTTAAGACCATCATCATATACTGCCCATCGAGTCTTTACGTCTTTTACTTGCCAACGCTTCAATACGTCAGGATTGCTTTTTCCAGATTTCATTGATTTCAACATACCTTCTGGATTGCCGATTAAACCTGTGGGATGAAATTTATTTTTTTTCATAAATACCTCTCCACTGTTGCCTCGATTGTGCGCTTGTTCCATAAGAAACTAAGCATACAAGCCGCTCTGTACTTCGTCCAAGAGAAATCAAACGGCTCAACATTTATCCCTTGAGTAGCCAGGTGCGATCTTTGTTTGTCCGTTAATCGTTGATCTAACCATCTTTTTGTCTTCTTGGCGGCATTGCCGTCCTCAATCTCTCGTAAAAAATCGTCTGCAGCCGCCGTGCATTGTACACCACCGCCAACCGCAAGAACTTTTAGTTTGCCTTGTTTGTTTCTGCCAAAAGCAACTGACACATCAGATGTATTTGCAACTCCAACAAACCCTTCAAAGCCCATAGCCATACGCAGGCTTTGATCCCCAAACATATCCATCCATCTAAATGGAGACATTTGCATGAGATCAAACTCTGTCATCTCAAACGTGTGAAGTTCTTCTTTTTCTTCTTTCTCACCGCTATCAAAGATGTGTTCACAGATAGGACAGATCTTAGAGCCCATAGGAACAACAGCTTCGCACTCTGGGCATTGTTTAAGTGGTGCTTCACCCTTTTCTTTGTCATCTAAGCTAACTGAATCTTCCAACGATCCATGCGTTAGTACACTTGTTCCAAAATCTAAAACAATACAGTCTCTCTTAACCAGATCAGGAAACTCTTCTGGATCTATAGTTCGTAAGCCACGACCAATCATCTGTACCATTGTAGCTTTCTGAGAACATGGTCTGGTTAAAATGATGCAGGAAACTGGTGGAGCGTCAAAGCCCTCTGTAAGCACGGATACGTTAACTACGACCTCAACATCACCATAAGCCAAATCATGGAGTATCTGAGCCCTGTCTGCCTTTGGAGTGTCACCTGTGACTAGTTCTGCGTTGATATCTTGTTCTAAGAACTCCTCTAATAGATCCTCTGCGTGTTTGATTGTGCTACAGAATACAACAGTCTTTCTGCCCTCTGCATGATTGAGATACTCTTCAACCACTCTTTGATTGATAACCTTGCGGTTCATAATCGACTCGACTTGCTCCATGTTGAAGTCGTTGCCGCTAATAGCCACGTTTCTAAGGCTATCGTTTACACCGCAATCAATGACGTATGACTTTGGCGGTACAAGAAAACCCTCTCGGATAAGTGTTGTAATATCTATCTGGTGCGAACAATTATTGAATACTTTTCGCAATCCCTTTCCATCGCCTCTGTTGGGCGTAGCAGTAAAACCCACAATCTCTGCATCTGGATTGTCTTTTTTGACTGCTTTAATAACTTTTAAATATGTATCAGCCGCCGCATGATGGCTTTCATCAATAACAACCATGTCAAAAGCAGGTCGATCTTTAAGATTGTTATCCCTGGATATTGTTTGCACCATCGAAAATACAGTGCCACCTTTCCAATCTTTGACTGTGCCGTTTACAATGCTCGTTGTAATGTATGGATTAAGACGCTCGAACTTGGATTTGTTTTGATCTACAAGTTCATCTCTGTGTTGCATAACAAGAACTTTCTTACCGTTCTTGTATCTTTGACCTACTAACGCCGACAACATAATTGTTTTGCCTGCTCCGGTAGGTGCAACAACGATTGTGTTTTTATGCTTATC